TGATAACAATTCTATCACCAGGTTTAAGTTCAGGATTTAATTTCTTACTCATATATTTATAAATATAATGAAATATCTAATTAAAGAATCTCAAAAACAAATTATCCTTGAAGCAATCAATGATAGGATTAAAGAAGTTCAAGAGGATGGTGTTGAACTAACAAAAAAGATTATTGAAGACACCAAATCACACGCTTCGATAAACTTAAAGATGATGCTCACATGGGGAGCATCAATTGGAGGGTTTATGGGGCCAGTCATGCAGTGGTTAAATGGTCAGGTTCCTGAATTAACAGAAAAAGATTCGTCATTAATTGCGGCAGGTATTGCTTCAGTAATATTCTTTCAAGAAAGAAGTTTTACAAAATCAATTATTAAAAAGATTAAAGAAGACGGACTTGAAGAACCATTTAAATTGGGAGCAATTAAAGCCAATCAACTTAAAACTGTTTTGGCAGGTTTTTTAAAGAGTTTGAATTTATCGGCATTTACTGTAACAAATATGTTAAGTTACGCATTTTTAGTTCCGATTATACCAATGATATATGATGCAGTATCTGAAGGTATTTGGGATATGAAAGATACTGAAATATTAGTTAAATCATTATCGGCATTTGGACTAATAACAATTTCAGGTAATTTTTTAAAACGACTTATGGAATTGATTATTAATAGGATTACTAAATAAAATCAATTTTTAGTTCCAAATCAGTTTTTCCTTTAAAAATTCTATGATAAGTTCCTTCAGGGATTAATAATACTTGTCCTTCAGTTAATTCTATTGGTAATTGATTATCCATTTGGAATTTCCACCCTTCACCCTGAACCACTTCAATCAATCTATCTTCTCTATCACGATGCCATTGTAGTTCACCACTATCAACATTGGATTTAAAAACTCTAATCTTTGAAGTTTCTGTTAATTTTCTATCTTTATACGGTTTCATATTACCAAAATCCTGGATAAGTTTTACCACCCCACAAATAACCAAAACGGTTTAAACGACACGCCCAATAACCGGCAGTCAATCTGTCTTTCTTTTTAGAACACTGATGTCTTGCAGCAAATGATTTACGAGCTTTAGGATTAGATACCTTAGCAGTTAATCCACCTTTAACATCACCAAATGAAATTTTCTTAACTCTACCTGTTGATGGGTTTTTAACGTAAACAACATATTTCTTACCACCACCAGTATTTCTTCTTGGTTTACCAAGTTCAACTTTCTTTCCATTATACTCGGCTTCAGAAATAAATGATTCTTCCATCGGAGTATCCAAGTAAACAACTCTACCACTTGATAATTTAACCTGTGTTCCAAAATCAGATTCAACAAGTTCAACATCATCTTCACTTAATTCAACCATTCCCTCGTAATATAACTCACGAGCTTCTTGAATAACATTAAAGAATTCCTCAGAACCAAATCTGAAGATATTATCATTTAATGGAACTTCATTTGTTATATGATAATTAAGGTGTTCTGAAATAAGTGGTTTTTCCACTGATTCTGTAAGAACTTTTTTTATGATTTTTTTGATATTCATTTTTTACTTCGTAATAAGAAATACAACCCAAAGAATAATGCTGAAATACAATAGAAAATTCCTGTGGTAATCCAATAGGAACTTGTGTAATCTAAAATTGTTTTGAACAGAATGTCGAACCCTATTGGATTGAAAAACATTGCGAGCATAAGGCAATAGGTGGCAACATTTTCCTTTAGAATTCGTTTCATTTTCGTCATTATCCATTAACGTGGTTTTAAAGTTTATGAACAAAGTTCACTTTTTAATAAATATATTTGTGTAGACGAATATTTTATGTATATTTGTAGAAATAATTAAATAATCAAGTCCTATGAAAAACTTATTTCTTTCTCTTGTTTTAGTGATGGTTGGTTTGGTTTCATTCTCACAAACTCCAACATATTTATACCCTAATTATGTTGTGTTATATGTTTTAGATTCTCTTAATGTTCCCTATGTTCCGTTACCTGAAAGATATGGTATCAATCCACAGGGGAATAAAACTGAAACAACTGAAAAAGGTTTTAGTAAACACAGAAATTTTTTCAAAAATGGTGAGTTTGTATTTGTACCAACAGAAGATTCACCTTCAACTGAATGGTGTGAATTTTTTTCAAATCACCAATTTTTAACAGACGGAGATGTAGTTTACAATAATTTATATTGTGCTTTTGGGTTCGAAGTAGTTGGATTTTCAAAAATTAATTTAAAGGATGGTGATTTTAAATCAGTAGAAATCGTAGAGTATCGTAATAGAAATAGAGATGAGTTTGGTACTATTATCCTTTTAGAAAAAACTCAAGGTGTTTTTATGTTTGTAGACCCTTACTCACACCCTTTAAACCCTGATTGGTTTGTAACTTTCGAATAAAAAAAAGGGGGAAATATCCCCCCTTTTTTTTGTTTATATATAAGTTTTAAACTCCACCAATTGCTTTATATCTAGGATGATTTTTGATAAATTTTAATTCCTCATCTTTTATGAACTGAGTTGGAGAAAGTTTACCTTCTTTTGCCGTACGAATTGCTTGTGCCACATTTTTATTCAAATCTGGTTGAGCGTCTATTAATTTTAGTAATTGTAAAACTATATCATCCGGAATTTTTCCATCATATGGAGTATAGAAATCACCAGTTAACGCTAACATAACAGCTGATGGTAACAATGCCTCTCTTTCATTATTAAATCTAGGTTCAGTTATATCAGATAACCATTGATTTGACGAGCATCCGTAACTTACTGATGCAAATGGACTGATAACTCCATCATTTCCCAAATCATAAAATCTGTATATGTTAGAAGGTCCTGGACTATATCCATCATTAGGTGATTGTGTAAATCCCCAAATATATTTTCCTTGGATTCCAAATTTACTACCCGCGCTAGATTCTTTAAAAACTGTTTCCCAATTAACACCTTTCAATTTAGTTGACGCAATTTTCGTTTTGAAACTATTCCAAGTAGATTGGTTTTTAGGTCTACATGTTGTGTAAATTGCAGATTTTACACTATCAATTTTAAGTGGACCATATGATGATTCAGCTTCATTTAAATAATTCTTTTTGGTAGCGTTCTGATGCATTTCCAAAATTCTTTGTTTTTCTTCTGAAGAAATTTCAAATAGTTTTTTCATAATCTAATTTTTATTTATAAATACATGATATTTTGAAAAAATTATATACTTATAGCTAAATAATTGAAATAAATGGCAGCTAAGGTATCAAAATCAGCTAACTCAATGAAGGTTTCATTTGGAGTTAAAAAATCAGGTAAATCATCAAAGAAGTTTACCGCAAATAAAAGAAGTAAGAACTACAAAAAGGCTTACAGAGGTCAAGGGAGGTAAAAAATGAAAGAATACATTAAAAAACAAATCGGAAACATTAAACAGTTTTCATTTGCCGAGATGACTTCCAATAGTTCAGGAAAGACATCAGGAAGTGGAACTGCGGGTCTTTACATCGTGTTTATCGGAGGTTTAACATTCTTTATGGGTTGTATCGATAAAATGTTTTTAAACAAGGATATTGACGTTATAACACAATCAATAATCCTTGTTGGTATTGGAGCAACTCTTTTAGGTTATAGAAAATCAAAAGATAAAACAGAAGAACCTACGGTAGAAGAAGTACAAGAAACTACTGAAGAAAGTGAAACTATAAACTAGTTCCACCATCTTTCAATATTTTCACTCAATACTTTGAAAAGTAATTTCCTTGCCCTTTCGTGATTGTATCTTCCGATATTCAAGGCAATTCTTGATTTAACATCGTATGAAGTTAAATCCTCGTTGTCAATTTTAAAAATTTGATGTTTTTTGTTGGTAACAATTTTTTTGTAAACTAATGGGTATTTTTTGAAAAAATCATTTAAGTTTTCTTTTTTCAAACGGGTCTCCATATAATAACCACCTAAATCATCTTCGATATCATCACCTGTTGGAACAAAGAAAAAATCTTTATCTTCATAGTCCATATATTCCATAACATAAAATTCTTCCTGAACTTTTTCCATCAGTTTGACACATAACATCATTCTTTTAGCATCAAGGTCTGAATTAGTGTGAAATCCTTTTTCTTTAATGTACTTAGCTTGTTTTTCTAACTTAAACTTAAAAACCTCAAAAATATAATGGTCATCCCAATCCCTGTCTTTCCAAATGATAGGGAACCATTTAATTAAATTACCAACTGAGGTAAAAAAACCTCTTACCTTATAACCGATTTTAGACCAATAAAGTTCTTTTATTTTTTCAATCATAATTCAAGAATTGCCTTTTTACTAATTAAACTTTTCTTTAAGGAAACAATACTACATTCAAAGTCCAAAGAATATTGTGTTAATTCTTCAGAATTTTCATATTTTTTAACATAAAAATCAATCAGATTTTCGGCAGATTGAATTTGTCCAAAGTGGGTAATCGAACCAATTACCTTACGTATCCATTGAAAGTCCCTATCCATAGGACAAATATACATAATCTTTCTTAATTATACAACAACGCAGTTAGTTGCGGATTACTTTTTTCGAACATTCGAATCATAATCCCTGCCTCAGAGTTCGCAAAGTTCTCTTGAGATATAGTATTGAAACCTTGTAACTTGATATTTCTTTGACGAGCAAACTCATGAACCCATTCGTGAGCCACTGTTCTTAAGATATCAATTAACATTCTTCCACCCGCAAGTACTTTTATTCTACCAGTGATTTCACTACCTGTGGTCATTTTACCAAAACGTTCACCAAGAAGATGGATATCAACGTCTTTCTTAAGTGGAGAATTTTTTTGACAAAATCTCAAAAAGTCCTGAATAACACTTATTTGTTCAGAACCAAGTCCACTAGATTTATCATATAAATTTACTTTCATCTTAACAATAAATATCTTATATTTCTTTTGTATATATAATTATGAAAAAGAG